CCTGTGTAAGGAACAAAACCTGAACCGCCGACAGCCCCATTAATAGCAACTAAAGAACTTAACTGAGTAGTACCATCGCCTATGAATAACTCACTAGTATCTGAGTTAAATATAAACTGCCCATCTTTTAAAATCAATGTAGGATTAGCAGCAAAGAAAGCTGCATTTTTTTTACCTATCCTTATGTCTACATTTGCCATTAGTTAATCGGGTCTATAATTGTTGATGTGTTATTTGTAATCGTATCTATAATTTGTTGTAATACTTCAACTGTATAAGTGCCACTTGTGTTAAATGTTTGCAATATATTCCCGTCCTGGTCTTTAATTTCAACTAAGAAAGTACCACTTGGAACAGTAGTTCCGCCAACATAAATATAATTGTTAGTTAAAATATTACCCGCTGCAATTGGTAAATTACAACTGTTAGCACCTTGAGGCGAACTTATAGTTAAATCAAAAAAATGTCCACTAACATCGTCATCATTGCGCTCAGTAAAATCAGTTAATGTTACGCTATCATTTACTTTGAAAGCTCCTATTAATCCACTATTTGAAACAGCTCTCAAGTAATTAGGTAAATCAAAACATATTTGCTCAGTATCACTAATTACATGATCTATGTTTGAAACATCTTTGTTAACTAAATCAGAAACAATACATAAATAATTCCTTGTAACGATACCTTTTGATAAAGTGCTATTTTGTAAAATAACATTAAAGAACGGATAAACTATTTCTACATTAGTGTCCGCTTCGGATTCATCACCAAAGTAAAATGAATTTATACCCTTATGCTTAATTGCAAATTGGCTAAATAATTCTTTGTCTTGGTTAATCGTTAACATTCTTTTTTGCAATAATAATCGTTAATATTGGTTTCGTTGTCTCTTATGTAAATCCCGTTAAAATAATTTTTTCTACTTGCATTAATTCCCGAAGTTGTCGCTTCTATATATTTTGGAAAAGTTGTTGTATTATCATTTAAGTAATCCATTAATAGTTGACCGTATGCTTTAGCTTTTAAAGTCCATTCGTCCTTTAATAATTGAACATCGTTTGTGTCGGCTGCGCTTGAGTTAGCTGAGTTTTTAACTTGTATTCCTTTATTTTGATATGCAAATTTAAACGACAAACTAGATTCCGCTTTAATGTACCACGCTAAACATTTAGCGATATAGTTATTAATTAATGCCTTTTCGTTTGGATAAGAAGATAAAGATGGATTTGAAGCTATTTTCGTTTTAATATCCTCATATAATGGAGTACCTAGAATCGGTTGGATATAAATATCCTGAACCATAATTATAGTGCTTTCAAGTTTTTTAAAGTCCACGTTTCCGTCAACTCCTACTAACTTCTTAAAGTAGTCTTCTTGTATAAATAATACGTCTGCCATTATTTCTTAACTTTTCTTAAACGTGTTTCAGCAACCCAAATATGCCTGCAATCAGGATCTACTACTTTTGTTTCAGGATTAGTATAGTAACCGCCTCTAAAATCCCAAATATTAGTACCTCCTACATTTTCACCAACTCCCTTTAAACTAATGCCGTCTATTTCTTCAAAAGTATATTCTTTATTTAAAGACATTAATTTTTTACAAAAAGGACGAGATGAACCTCCTTTTTTCAAACTAGGTTTTTCATCGTTAACCTCATATTTATAAACTGTATAAATTTCATCACTTACAATAGGCTCAGTTTGTTTTTCAATAGCTTTTTCAGTTGGTTTAAAACCTATACTATTACTTTCTAAAAGTCCATTCTTAATTAACCTTGCAATACTTTCTTCCACTTTAGCGAAATCGCTTTGAGTTAACTCTGATAATTCATCAATAGACAGTATCGGATTACCTTTTAAAGCGTTTAAAATAGCGTTGTCTAATTGTTCTACACTAATTACTAAAGCATCCGCAAACTTCATTATTTGGCGCTCATATTTTAAAGCATCAATTTGACTTTTAAACTTTACCTTTTCACGTTTTAAAACAGTATAAGTTGATGGGTCTTCAATAGTTCCTATGCTTTCAAAAACCATTAAAACATTATCAACTTGACTAGACATTTTAGCATCTAATCCATCGTTAATACCTAAAAACTTTTTAACTTGACTAACTTTAAATCCATAAGCCGTTAAACTTGCAATAGCCAAATCAGGGCTTTCTGTTTTACCTGATTTAAACTTTCTTACAATTCTATCAATATCATTACGATCGGTTGCACTTAAACCAGTTAACATTTCATTATATCCATCCGCTTCTGCTTGTACTGGCAAAGGCTGACCATTTACATCAACTGCAACTGGTTTTAATGGCTCATATCCTTTTAACTTTCTTCTTTCGTCTTGAGTTAAATCAACGTCATTAGATAAGTCCGCTCCGATTAAACTAATTGGCTCAAACATCATTTCTAAATATTCACCTGTTTTTATAAATGCTAAGTAAGATAAGAACTCTAGTAAATCATTTTGTCTAGGTTCAATATATCCTTTAACGAATAACTCTTGTAAAGTTAATAAGTCAGGCGAACCGCTTAAAAATGAATCATCAAACTTTATATTAAATAATTCACTAGCCATCTCGTGACCTGCAAATATTTTCTTTTGCGCTCTTTTAGCAGTATAGGTAAATCTATCCGCCATATCAGTTGGCGTAACGTCTATAACCTCTGGTGCTTTATCCTCTCTTTCAGAGTGAACAACCATAACAGCTTCGCCGTCTTCGCCTGTGTATGTTCCTTTAAATCCTCTATCAATAGTAGCAACCATTTTGTCATCTGGCTTACCATTAAAGAAATTAATAATTTTACCCATTGATAAACCATTGTTTACCATTGTGCTATTAGCTACACTTATTGCAATGTCTGTATTAATATCTTCTACAATACTTTGATATTGCGCAACTGGATAAATCGATTCCAATCTACTAGCAGACGCTGAATAGTATTTGAAATCAGTAAAGAAAGTACCAACTTGAATTTCTTTATCATTCCATTTTTTAATTTCTTTTATCTCAATATTGTATTGGTTTTTCTTCCAATCTTTTGAGAAAAATAAAGTTTCCCCATCCTCTGAAATCCTACAATTTGCGGAATTTAAAAAATACATTTCAATAGCTTCACCACTTAAATTAGTTATGATCTCAATATACTGACCGTTAAAGATTTCGGTATTTTCACTAATCTTTTTTCCTACTTGGTTTAAAGTTTCTTTTTTGTTGAAATTATCAATAAAAGCATTTACTTTAATTTCATCAACTGCATTAACTGCTTTTAATCCTTTTCCCCAAATATACCTAGCCTTGCGTTTAATGATAGCCCTATGCTCAGGATGCTCACTGTACAGTCTAATTAATTCTTGAGGGTACAAATTATTTTTACCATACTTAACAAACCCCTTATTATCAACAGTAAACGATAATTTAGGCATAGCCTTTAAGTTAAGTAACTTTTTATTTTCTATAATATTGATACTAGCCATTATATACTATCGTTTCTATTTGATTGCCATTATACTGAGTTATCTCAGATATATTGTCAACTAGATTTAATTTTCCTGTTTCAATTTTATTAGTCGCAAGTAATGGATCTAAATTTGTTGCGCTTGTTTGTTCGTAAACATTGTAAGCGTAAAAACCACTTAATCCTAATTCAAAAGTACCGTTCAATAAATCTTCGGTTTCGTTTTCAATAAAATTAAATTCATTGAATCTTAGTTTATTGTTACTTATATCTTCCGCTATAAAACATTTTACTTCTCCACTTTGGTCGTTTATAACTTCAAATAAATAAACAGCATTAGTTAACGTGGTCTTTTCGGATAGCGTTAAAACTACTATATTGGTACTATTTTTATTAATGATTATCACTAAATTAATATACCAAAAAATGTAAACTTTTACAAAATAAAAAAAGCTACCTAATTTAATAAGTAGCTTTTTTTATTTTAATTAATTTAACTATTAAGTTAATAATCCTGCTAAGATTGTAGGGTCAACTTTTTTCGCCGCTGCTTTTGCTCTTCCTTTTATAGTTAATGTAGTTCCAATGAAATCACCCATTGCAGTACCTGACTCAAATTTAGAATCAATACCAGTAGAACCAAACTCACGTCCTAACATCCAAGCGTCACCGTTTTGCATTACTGCAATTAATACGCATTTGTTTTGTAAGTATAACGAAATCTCTTCTTTATCTAAAGTATTTAATCCGTGCATTTTAATTGACGCTTCCCAGTCGTAAGCGAATGAACCATTTGCGGTTGCTCCAGCACCTGTATAAGACCAATTCCCTTGTTCTATTTCTTGAGCTATTGTTTTAAATGCAAGTGTTTTTGTGATTGCAGTTACAACATTTGCTGTTAACGTTGATGTTGTAATATTACTAAATGGCGTGATATACCATGAAGCAACTCCAGCTGTCGTTAAACAGTCTTTTACTGCGTAATTTTGTGTTAATGGACAAGGCATAATTTTATAATTTTAATATTAATAAATAAGAGGGGATTAATTAAAACCCCCTCATTTTTTTTCTATCCACCGTATAAAGTGATATAACGTTGATTAGTTACCCATGTAGCCATAGCTTGAGTATTCTTAATGTAACGTTGCATTGCACCGTTTGCCACTTTATCAATTTGTAAACTATTCAAATCGCTTGTTGCATCTGTTAACACTTTCAAATAACTAGGTAAAGTTAAAACTCTAAAAGTCGCTCCGATCGGGTGGAATGAAATCTCAACACCATTGTAGTAAATTTTTTCATTTGCCCCTGCCCCTTCAATTAAAAAATTAACTTGTTGCGCTGCCCCTACTGTATTGTTAGCAATTTTTATTAGTTGTCTATCGGCTAATGGCGCAAAAATCATTGGTAATTCACCAGCGCTATTAATTACTTTTTGGTCAGCTCCAGCGTATAATTTACTGTATTCTAAAGCAATGTTAGCACTTGTTACAGTAGTGCCAGTTACTTTGATATAGTTACCTAAACCTGCTCCAGGTACTGTTTTTGATTGAGAGTCATTATATAATATTCTAGTTACTAATGAATCAAATAACGTTGTAGGCATTGCTGCAACTGCTGCTTGAGCCGCTGCTGTAATAGAGCCTTGACCTGCGCCGGGCGTTAATGCTGCAATAGCTGCTTTAGTTGCAGTTGTTGCACCGTTCCAAAGTTTAGATTCAATATCAGCTCCGATAGCTGGTTGAATTTGGATTAATACTTTTTTGTCAAATTCGTCAGACACTACTTCATAAGCACCTGATTTCATTGATTTTTCGAATTTAGTGCCTTTTAATGAATTATCATTAATACGATCTTCGTAATTGAAAGCTACTAAAGATACAGGGGTTCTATTTACACCTAAAGCAATGTTACCAGTTGCTGTTACCTCACCAGTATTTAATGCTGTCATTGTAACATCTACTTTACTTTCGTAAACATCTGTTCCTGATTTGTGACCTTCTTCAATATCAATTACTCTTTCTCTAAGAGTTTTTGAGTCTTGGTATAATTCCTCTGTAATTTGCTCTAACTCAGAGTGGTTTCTTGTTGAGCCTGTAAAATTTATTGGCATAATTGTTTGTTTTTATTTTTGTTTATATTGTTTTAAATCTTCGATTAACCATTCAATTTGTTCTTTAGAACAAACGTCTTTTAAATAGTCTTCAATTTTATTAGAGCCTAATGCTTCTAAGAATACTTTGTAATTAACTCCTTCTTCAAATGGATTAACTACTGATTCAGATTTTTCTTTTGCCATGTTTTTTGTTTTTATAATTTACCTTTGTTAAATAACATTTTTTCGTAGTTGCTCATTTCTTCGTAAGCTTTAGTAGCTTTTTTAGAAGGCTTTTGAGATTCTAAATTAACGGCAACAGCTTTGCCATTTAATTCACTAATAGCATTTAAAGCAACTCCTAAACCTTTTTTTGTTTCAGATAATTCAGCTTCTAAAGTTGTTTTTGATGCTACATTGTTTTTTTCAAAAGCATCTAAACGCTCAGATAATTTTGATAGCATAGCCTTCATTTCAGATTCCACAGGCTCTACCTCTGCAACAGGTGCTTCTACTTCTTTCGGTTTAATTTCAGTAACCACACCAGCAGCGCAAACAATTTTAGTTCCGTCCTCTAATTCAAATTCACCTTCGGCTGGGATAGCAACACCGTCCTCACCAGTAAATGTAGCTGGTGAACCAACTTCCATTTTATCAACAGATAGAACAGTTCCATCAATTAATTTAACGTCTTCTAATTTTGCAACAGTCGGCTCTACTTGTTTAGCTGGTAAATTAATACCGAACTTTGCTAAGTATGTGGCAACTGCTTTTTCTGCTTTTTCACTTAAATTCATATTTTTTTTATTTAATGTTTCTAAATTAATATACCAAATAAATTTGCTTTTTACAATTTATTTTTTTATGAGATTGTAGATAATAGATTCGATTTGTTTTTCGTCTAAGTCAATTTCTTTTTCCAAATCAAAAAAACCCTCTAAAGAAATACCGTTTACTTTACCAGCTTTTGCTTCTTTCCAAATAGCGTCGTTGTTGACTTTCATAGAACAATAGATAGTCCCGTCACTAAGATTTTCAAATCCTTTTGGAGCTGTAATACCTCTACTTTCGTCACTCATAAATATTTCAAATACAAATACGCCTTTGGACAAGTCCTGAGTGTCATGTGTTAATTTTACTTTCTTTTGATTACCGTCACTCATATATTTTTGAAGTATTTGCATGTTAGTGTCTTTTTTATAAACTACATAAAACTCTTCATTTTCAACTTTACGATAGATAGGTAGATCAGCTATAATAACAGGGGCTGTTATAATTCTCTGTTCTTCTTGTAGTGCCATTTTAAATTCAACAGGCTTATGTTCGCTAAACATTAACCACTCGGTAAGCATAGCAGGACTATCTACTAAAGCGATATTTTGAATGCCTTGTTGTTTTAATTCTAATCCGTTTAGATCTTCATTGATCGTAGCGTAATAAATTGGTAGTTTCTTTTCCATTTTTTTTATTTAAAAGTTGATTGTTCTTCTAATACTTTCACGTCGTTTTGTTTGTCATTTATTTCTTTAACGCTTACAGTTGAATTAACATTAATAGTTGGCTTAATAGGTTCTTTTTCACCTCCTACTTTTTTCCCCGTTTCATCGAAAGAAGTAGAACTATTTGTATTTGCGCTTGGAGTGTTAATTGTTGGAGGGCTAGGAACTGCAACGGCTGCAACTCCACCACCTCCACCACCTCCGCCACCGGGATTAAATTTTTGAGATGCTATCTTTGATATATTAACAGCTGCAGTAACTCCAACAGCAGCAGCCGTAACACCTTTTAAAATAGATCCAAATGGTTCTGGAATAACTGATTGAGCAGATAGAGCATTAACAACCCCTTGAATCCCTGATATAGTAGCGTTTGCAATAGCAATACCTTTATTAATATCAAATTGTTTTTTAGCTTGTTTTAATTCTTCGGCACTACCTTTTTGTAGGTTCTTTGTTTTAAAATGAAAGTAAGCGTCTGATAAAGATTGTAGAGAGTTCGTTAAAGATTGAGCAGCTTCTAAAGAGTTGTTTCTCCACATTGCTTCATTCTCAGCATCCTTTTTAGCAGCTTCTTCTTTTTGTTTACTTAAATTTTCTAAAGATATTCTATTCCTTTCCGCTTTCCCCAACTCCATAGCTTCGTCTTGAGCTCGTTGTCTTTCTTCTAAAGCTAATTGGTCAGCTTCTTCTTTAGCTCTAGCTTGGTCTGTTAAGGCTTGATTATCTAATTGATTTTGTTGTTCTCTTGCCCAAAAAGCGTCAGATTCAGCTAAAAGAATATCGTCTTGTATTTTCTTTTTAGCTCTATAATCTTCTTGTTGTTTTAATAACTTGTCATTTTTCTCTTTCTCAGCATTTAAAGTAATTACTTGTTGTTGAGTAGCAGCGTTTTTAATGGCATTTAGTTGCTCAGTAAGTAGTTTGTTTTGCTCTTCAGTTAAAACGCCTCCTTGTTTTACATACGCTATCGTTTGCTGAACTAATGCTTTGTTAGTTTCAATTATAGCTTGTTGTTTTGCTATCTCTAAATCAACTGCACTTTTACCACTAGCTTTTGCTACTGCTATTTGCCTATCATATTCCGCTGTCTGTCCTGCTAATGCGTCTTTAGCTGCGTTTGCATTTTCAACAGTAGCCTCACCCATTTTGTCGAGTTGGCTATTTGTCAGCCCTAAAGCGTCGGTTAATTTATAAGCAGCGTTTGTAATTGAATTAATAACATCTCCAACACCTCTCAATACTTGAGCTAACACACCGCTGCCTTTAGAAAGCTCTTCAAAGTTTTCTACTAAGTACATTACTGCCTGAACTATTAATCCAATTCCTACGGCAGCCAATGCGGACTTCATAGCAACTAAACCAACTTTTACTTTATCAAAATCTAAGTTTCTTAAGCCTTCACCTAATTGATTAAATCCCTCACTTGCACGTTCTACGCCGCTACCTTTTAAAGATTTAGTGCTATCCGCTAAATCGTCAACTTTATCTTTTAAAGCTGAAACTTTTTTACTAGCATCGACAAACTCTTTTGAGCTTTCACCGAAAACGGCAGCTGCTCTGACTTGTTCGTCTTTAGCAGCTTTAATGGCATTCTTTAAATCCTTTACGGAATTTATAGATTCCTCAGTCCCCTTGACCTCAACTTCTATCGCTATCTTTTTATCCTCTGCCATTTTCTAATGCTTTAATTAAATCATCATTACCAGTTACTGCAACATCTAAGCACATGTGAATACATATTAACCCGTCAACTATTACTTGACTAGGTTTGTTATTCATTAGGCTTTCTAAAAGTTCTATTTTTTCTATCATATTCTTATTTTTTCAATTAAACATTCAGTTACTATCACTCCAGTATTAGCATTAGAATATTGTAACTCCATTGTAAAATCTAATGTATTAGAAATAGTCGTATTTATAGGACTTATACTAGCTGTTAAGCAAAGTGATTCGGATAGTTTATAAAAAGTATTAGCAGCATCTAGTTTAGTGTAATTAATTGTTCCGTGCGACATAAAAGAACCACTACTACCAACTGTTCTAACTGTTATTAATGCTTCAATTTCAAAATCTCTCAAATCAGGGTTTGTGTCTATAATTCCATTACATGTGTTTGTTTCTAACGTAGTGCCATTAATTTTAAATCTAGTTTTAAAATAACCAACTACATCAGGTAAAGTAAATATAGCTGCGTAAACTCCTTTAATTTTAATTCTAATAACATCACCAACATTTAAGCTACTAGCTGGTATAGTTACGCTTCCCAAACCTGTGCCTATCAATGATGTTTCAGTAGTTGTATTAGTTACTGATTTGTTTGAGGTTTGAACGAATAAAACATTTGTTTGAGAGGTAACTCCATTTATAGCGTTGTAACCGTTAGTAGTAACACTTACATCATTAGTATTAATTACACTAGCATTACTTACATTTTCTTCTACTTTTATATTATTTCCAATGGCAGTTATATTAGAACAACTTTCGGGAATGTAAATGTTTTCTCCGACAGCTATACAATTTTCACCTAAATTAATAACATTTTTACCAACATTTAAACTTGTGTTCATTCGAGCAGTTAAAACATCTCTTCCGCTCGATACCGTTTCAATTTCAATTATTCTTATTGATTGTGGAGTGAAAACATTTGCAGTTAGTAATTTTACCAACTCAAATTTTGTTGACGTTTCATTTAAAGGAGTGTAATTTTCAATTTTGTTTACAATCCAATAAGCGCCGTCACTAAATATTCTATGTCTAAAATTAAATTCATTAATATCTTTTGAATTTAACCACAAATATTTAGTTTCAAATTTAGAATCTCTGTTAGTTAAATTTTCAATGTAGTATTTATGAAAACGATTATAAAAATTATTTGTTGTAAAATAAGTATTAACGTATGTGTAGTAAACTTCTTTAGGTAACCCAAAATTCAAATCAATAGTAGGATTAAACGGATCGTCCGTGTGCCCAGCGTATAGATAATCATTCGTAATTAAATCAGCGTTACCAAAATCTTTATAAGTGTATGGATTAGCCGTTTGCTTAACGCCACCGCAAACTAATAGCCTAATATTTGGCACTATTGGTTTCTTAACTGTAATACCTCCATCTTGCTCTTCTTTGTAAATACGAGGATGAGCAATGCCTAAACCATAGTTTGCAGCGTTTGGAGTTGGAGAAAAAATAATCTCAGTTACTTTGTCGTTTTTACTAAAATCATTTTCAATATCTATCTGTTCACTTCCAAAAACTTCGTTCCAAGTATTTTTATATTGTTCGTTAAATTTATCTTTGTCCTCTTTATATTTGAAAATATATCTTTTGCTATCTAGTATATTTACGTTAACAGTCTTTTCCTTGTCTTCGTCTGTTTTGCCTTCGTAATTTAAAATAGGTAAAGTATTATAAAATGTATCAAATGATTCAATGATTAAATTAGTTTTGTCATCGGGGTCTAAGTCAATATACAAATTTAAAGCCTTAACAATTGACATTAACAAATCCTTTTGTTTTATTTTTGTTGGCAAAGCGTTTTGAGCTAACAAAGTATTACCAGCTATTAACTCTTTTCTTGTTGCAAGTGCATAAAACGAAGTCTTTGCAGCTCCACTAATTAATTCGATTGTTACAGTTCCAGTTCCTGTTGCTACAACGTTGTTGCTAACATCGTAGTAAGTAATTCCAAAAAGCCTTAAATAACTTTGAGCCTCTAAATAGTCGCCAGCCGTTAAGAACTGTTCGCCAGTTGCTACTTGGTTTGTGAAGTAGTAATATGTGTTAATGTTTATTTTAGATCCATTATTATCATAATTAACATAGCTTTCATATGACAAATTAAACCAGCCAATACCACCATTTCCTGATTTTCTAATTCTTTTTCCGCTTTGATGTAGTGCCTGAGCATTTACGACTGATGGGTCTGTATGGGTAAATGATATTCTGTAATAGTCAGCAGCTGCGATATTATAATATCCGCTATCGTTAATTATAGCATAAGTTCCTGCACTTTGAGAGCCATCATCAAAGAATCCATCACCACTTGTCTCATTAGTATAGTTAACATTTACCCATGCACTATTAGCAGTTCTTACACTATTAGCAGTTAATCCAACGTAAAATTGTCTATTCTCTAATTGACTTTGAGACAGTGGTATGCTTGTCAGATTTGGGTAAACAATATACTTTTTAAATTCAGCGCTATCTAGTATTGAACTTGTAAATGTGTAACCTGCTTTTGTAATTATTTTTTCAATGTATTCCCTTAAATGAAAACATGGTAAAAAATCAGTTGTATTCCAAACAGTATCAGACCCACCGTTACTACCTTTATCAATGAATGGATATACAACATCTAAGCCAGTACCGTAATTCGCACGTGTACTTATTTGGGTAGCTCTATTGTATGTATGATCGTAATCACTAAAGTCCAAGTCTTCCGAACTGTTAGCGTTTCCAACGATTAATTTTTCACCTATCTCAACAAACAAAGAACCACCTTCTCCGATAATAGAACATTCGTAAACCATGCTATTATCAGGTCTCTTAACTATTTTAAGCAATTGTAAACTGCCTTCAAAATTTAATATTTCATTTACAAAATATTTGCATGGGGTTTTTAAATTCTTGTTAAAATATTGAGTTGCAATATTAACTTCAAATATATTTTCAAAGCATTTGTTAATTTCATTTGATGCGTCTATTGAAATTGTCAAGCTCCTAGATGCTTTTCGCTTATCAGGCTCTCTAACATCGGCTAAGTTAAAATTCAAAGATACAGGTATATTATCATTGAATGGCTGTGATTGTAAACCGCTGCCATCTTTATTAAAAATCTCTAATCTAGTTACTACTGCCATTATATACCTCTTTGTCTAGTTTCTTTAACATCATATTCGCAAGTAATTTTCATGCTCAACAATGGATCTCCAAATCCTTTTGGAATAGGCAAACTACTATCTGTTAAAGTGAATGATTTATAATTTTGGTTTTCGTCTACTATCCACGAAACAGGACTATCCCAAAGCTCTTCAAGTGCTTCAATTTGTGAAGCTGTAATCCAATTAGTATTTAATGTGATTTGCTTTGCCGTTTGAGTGCTTACTGTTTTTGTCTCAGATTCCCAAACATTAGACCCATAAGTTAACCCACCTATAATTCTTTTAGGATTCAATCTAACTGTATTGTTTTTCTTTGTTACAGTAACCGAGTTAATCATCTCAAAATTAAAGCGCTGTATGTTTCCATTGCGTTTTAAATATTGAATAGTGAATTTTTCATATTTAGTATGTAAATCAGTAAATGTGTATGAAGTAGAATAGTAAACAGTTGCACCGTTTTTAATCTCAACCCCAACACTCCAACCGTTTAAAGGAGTGTAACCATTAGCTAGTAATGTCTTATAGCCTATGTTAGCGTAGTATATTAATTGATTAGTAGTTGGAATAGTTAAAGTTATAGTGCCTTGTAATACGGCTAATTCATTATATACTTTCAAAACAATGTCAGTAGTTGAGTTTCTAAAAAAGTGAATCCAAATATCATTCTTAACGTCCGCTATATTTTCAGGTTCGTTAAATTCTTTAACAACGTTGCTTAGCAACTTAATATTTGAAGCACTTGAAACGTAGTTAAGATAATTATAATTTCTAAAATCTTCATCTGTTAGACAAGCATCAAAAGCTATGTAGTTAATAGTAGTAGTTGCGTGAATAGAACCAGTATAATATTCTTTAATCTTAACCTCAACCGTGCAGCTTTTCCCTTCTGCATACTTACAAAGGGAATTTGTCGGGTTAAAGTAATCTCTAGTAATATAATTCTTAACTATTTCAATAGGATCGTAAACCAAATACCCGTCAGGACGCTGAAGTATATTTTCAGTAAAAATAGTACCTCCATTTACTTGAACTGTAACAATGTATTTAAAATCAGGTAATGCAATTTGATTTGATTTAAACAGAAATGTTTGGTCATTATAAGCTGGAGTGTATGCTTGTGGTATCTGATATTGTATTAATGCCATTAGTTACTAATATTTATTATTATATCCGTTTTTATTAATTCGGATAATCGTTTTTGTAATTCTTCAATCCTACCATCATTTATAACATCGGTAAAAAAATTAGTAGGTTCGATTGTTTTCTTCTTTAAAGAACGTGCCACTAAAAAACCAGCTGCTTTCTTTGCCCTATCAAATGGCATCTTCTTTAATTTCTTTAATCCATTTTTTCGTTTAGATAAGCTTTGCTTTTCCTTCCTAGCTTCTAAATCAGATATTCTAATATTTTCAGCAAATCCACTTAATCCGCTCCACTCTGATATTTTATTTTGTCCCTCTTCGCTAACACTTCCCGGTTTCCTTCCTTTGTCAACAATGTCCCAGTAGTCATTCATTACAAATGTAAATCTTAAAACACCGCCCGAGTAACTTATTGGCAAAGCCTTTGCGCTATTCTCTAAACGACTTGTTCTTTTACGACCACCATGTTTAGCAGCCCTAGCGTCCAACTTACTTTTCAATGATGCCTTAGTATCAACGGTGAGCTTTAAACCAAACTCATTAAGTAAATCTTTTATGTCGTCATTTAGAGCCATTCAACATTATTTCAAATTTTCCTTTGTCTTTCAAGTAACTTAACTTAGTATAGAACCTTAATACATTCCAATTATAAATATCATCTTCACTTAATCCGCTATCCTGAACGACTAAGCTAATCGAGTATTCCCATCCCCACCTTTCAAAAAAGTCTGAAACTCTCGGTCTTCCATCATCGTTTTCGCGTGTGCTTGTATCATTTCGTTTGCTTTCAGTAAACAATCCTCTATAATCACGCTGTAACTTTTCAAACAATTTGAATAAAAAAAAACAGCCCCTAGAGAATCTTTTAATTTACTTTGCTTAAAAAGTTCTACGTTTTTAAAATGATTTTCAGGTTTATATTTCCAACCAAATAGAGTTAATTCTTGGTGGCAAATAGCCATTAACTCAGGCATACAAGCAATGTAATCATTGTTGTTAGCCTTTAATATTTCTGTGAAATCCTTTTGTTGAGCCGTTGTATATTGGTCAATAGACTTAATGTATCTAAATTTTTTATAAGCTAAAGTAAACGACTCAGGACTAGCCATTGAATTAATAGGCTCGATTAAGAAGATAGCGTCTAATAACTTTTCGTAAACTAAAGAAGGTTTTAATGTTTCAATATATTCAACTGATTTGCCTGATAGTATAGATAATCGTTTAATTGACTTATCCAAATTGTCTAGTGTATCATCGTTTTTTAACGCTTCAAGTTCTTGAAACTGATTAACTGTTAAATCTTCGTATCGTTTAGGTATATTCATACATTTTAATATACCAAAAAATATAAGTTTTTACAAAACTATTGAATTATAAAAGTTGATTTCTTTAACCTATTTAATGCAACATAACGAACGCCATCTATTGCATGATCGTTGCCTACTTCGGGAACATTTGTTTGTTTGCCGTCTTTATCAGTAGCCCAACGATAAGTTCTTAACTCACTCTTTAAATTAGTTGAGCGTTTAGTTACATTGATTGTATGCCTTAGTAAAGTATCTAATCCATTCTTAATGCTATCAGCGCCTTTCTTAGCACCTTCAATTCTATACCCAGCCCTTCTAATATCTTCTATACTTTTAGGCTCAGCACTATCAGCTACAATCATATCATGTCGTTTAATTCCTAATGATTCAAACTCTTTAATTATATCACTATTAGTTAGCTTAGTCTTATAAAGTAATTCATCAAAGTAAAGTTCACCATTGTAACGATATACGGCTGTTAATGTAGTAGGGTCATTCGTAAACCCAAAATCCATTCCATAGGATATGAACTCAGCTTCTTTAGGTATATCTTCACATTCTTTCCAATTCTCGAATATAACGCCTATCAAATTGCCTATGTTTCCTAATCCGTAAACTTGCCATAAGTTAGCCCAGTATTTATTCTTAACCGTTCCGTCTTCATTGTAACCCTGATTATAATAGTTTAGAATTTCGTCACGCTCACCCTCTTTTAGGCACTCATTGTCTTTGAAAGTTAATTGTATGAAGTCGCAGTCTGGTCTAGGTAGTATGTCAGTATCAACATAAAATTCAGCATCGGGGTTGTAATCCAAATAGATATTATCTGAACGGGAAGCCATTTGCCTAAACGTTTCCTGATTAACTTTATTAACCTCATTGAAGTAAACAACATGAGAACGCAACCCCTTACCGACATCTTCTTTATCTAATCCTATAAACTTAATATTTGAACCATTTGGGTAACGATATTCACGACCTGCAAGAAATCTATCTTCACTAAATAAACCAGCTTCACGCATAATATTAACGAAATCCTTTATAACAGTATCTCGCATCTTAGTTAACTCAGCACTTACCACATAGATATTCCTATTAGGTTTACTACTAGCGTGGTTAATAAGAATGGTTAATATGCTAAATGTTTTAGATGAGCCTTGACCACCTCTAACAGCTCTATACTTTTTTCTTAAAGCTGCTATCTTACGAAGCGCTGTTGTTTGTTTGAGTGGCATTAATCCATTGGTTTATCAATCGGGTCAATATTAAGAATCGACACATTAGTATTTTCAGTTTGCAATTTATCTGTCCAACCTAATTTGTTCTTAGCGTAGAATATTCCTTTGCCTTCATTTGCAACTATATCCCCAGCTAGTGCCAAAAATAAATTATCTATTTTTTTAATAGTGTCCCGTTTTAACTCATCTTCACCTTTACGCCACTCGTAGTAAGTATTCCTACCTAATGTATCTAATTTCAATAAAGGTAGCCATATGTTAAGAAAATAAGCAATAGTAGGTATATGCCTATCTTCTATCTTTACTATTTTACCTGAACCAGTTGCAACCTCTTTAGTGTGTGACAAGCACTCTTTAATGTATGCATCAGCATAGTTAGGTAATTCGTTTATGAAGTCAATTGATTTTGCCATTGTTAAATACTTTCAAGTTGTTTTATAGAAAGGCTGTTTATTTTATTCCAAGCTTTACTAAATTCAGATATTGCTTTTGCCATTCTTTTTTTATGTGCTTTTTTCTTTTTTCGTGGCAAATCTTTAGCCACTACTTCCTCAAAACTAAGTGTTGCCATTATTTTTTCTTTTTAAGAACTACTACTTCTTCTTGACTATTTATATAAGCCAATATAATTTTAAACGTATCCTTGAATTTGTTTTCGCAAGTTGAGCAACCTACTAATATTTCGGCTGTACTATCTATTTTAGAATAAGCTTCTAAAATTTCTTTAACTACTTGTTGGCTTTCGTCTGGACGGATTAAATCCCTTGCGACCATTTCAATAAATCCTTTGTGTTTTACTAATGTTTCCATTTTATTTTAATTTTCTTTTTAATTCTTTTTTAAACTTGTCGTTTTGATATATCAATTTTCTTTGGTTAAGTCCTAATTCTTGAGCTACTTGTCTAGTACTAGTAACAACTGACTTAAATAACACTTCGCTTTTAAATTTATCAATTTTCGATATTTGTTCTATTTTCTCATCAATTTCAAAATCATAGATATTTTCATTGTGATATTTGTCAGCGTTCAAATTCATTTTAGTAACCCTTTCGTTTTTGTCATCAAATTCAGTGTAATAGTCATGTTCTAATACATGAAATCTGTTGCAGTTTTCTACCATAGGACATTTAGTGTTAACTAGATCATTGTTTCTTAACCTGTGTGAATTTAAACCTTTAATGCAATTGCTGCAATATGAGATGAATTGAGCGTCGTTGTATTTATTTAATAAAAATTCATCAGGTTTTTCGCATAAATAAAGTAAGAACTCTTGGTATAGATCATTGTGAATGTCCCGATAGTTGCACAATTTAACTGCTAAATTTCTTAGCAACTTAGAGTTTGCAGCTATGGTAATCAATTGATTCTTATCCATTAATATTGCAAATATACAAAATTATTGACATTCCGCACAATTATTTTTTTGTTCAGTTGTTGGGTACAATGTTAGCCCTTGTTGAGAGTACTGAGTCATTTTCTCATTACGTTCCTGTTCGGTTGCAGCGCAGTATAGATAAGCTTTGTTACCGTTAAAATTAGAGTAAATGCACCATACTTTTGAAGTTGGTTGCTGTTGAGTTGGTTGTTTGGTTGTTTTCTTTTTGTCGCAGTTCGTCAAAATTAATGCTAATGCTAGGATTGTAATTGTTTTCATGTTTATTTGTTTTTTTAATTTTTTTAATTTGAGTTAAATGCTTTTGTGAAATCTTCTATTTTCATAATCTAAATCGGTTTAAATGTTTTGTTATAATAATCTATTGAATTTGATTGTTCCATTAATCCAGCATCGTAAGCATCGATGATCTGTTGTTTTTCTTGTTGTAGTATTTCAGTAGCTTTTATCTGTAATTCTAAAGGTAATTCAAAGGAATATGCATTAAGCCACTCTATCCATTCATTCATTGCTGTTTTCATGTTATTTGTTTAATTTTTCGTTAATTGTTTTATATTTTTTTAATAACTGATTTTAATAAAAACAGTATATCATCTGGACTATTGCCATTAAACTCATTACAAATAGATTCTGCATCTTCTATCGAACATAATCCTAAGTTATGATGTATAGAGCCTGCTAATTCAAATGAAGGCACGTAATCGTAATGCTCTGCAATATCGTGAGCAATTACTAATCTTTTCAATATTTCAATATTTATTTCCATAATCTTAAAAAGGGTTTTCTATATTTTTTAATTTTTCGTTAATTGTTAAAAAGGGTTAACTAATCCGTTATAAAACATAATAAATTCGTCAAAATCTCTGGCTATAAAGTAAATACCACCTGCACGTTCAATATTCTTTTGATATTCCTTTTGTGCATCTGATTGTTTATCCTTCATCTTAACCTCTATTTTTACAGATAATCCTTTAATTGTTGCTGAAATATCAGCTGATCCGTTTGTTCCACTACCTTTAATATACTTGCCTGTTCCAATTTTACGAGTATTACCTAAAACATCTTTAACCATTTTTGAATCATCAATATAACGTCCAGTTGTTGAAATACGTTCTGCTTGCCATCCGTTTAAATTTAACCAACTAACTATACACTTAGTAAGACCATTAGCAGTCTTATCAGTAAATGTAGTTTTAGGTACATAATCAGGACGCATTGAAGTTTGAGAACATCTAATAGACCAGTCTAGGTCTGTTAAATTTTGTAGTGATTGTTTTTGTTTTGCCATATTGTTTTTGTTTTTTACCTATTTTTTACCTAT